GGAATGGTGACTTTCTTTCGAGATTTGTTTATAGCAGAACCAAAAAAATTAAACTTATTTGATTCGATTAATGGTATTCCTTCGTGTGAATTTGTTGATGGAATTAATATGTCCTCCTCACCAGGATGGCCTTATGTTCAATTAACTACTGGATCGAAGAAATTAGATCAATTTATTGGTACTCCAGGAGATCATAAAATTAAACCGAATTCACTTTTAGAGGAGCGATTTCATGCCAGATTAGCAGCAGCCCAAAAGGGTGAGAGATATGAAAGCATGTGGATTGAAACTTTAAAAGATGAAACAAGGAGTTTACAAAAAATTGAAGACGTAAATACTCGTAGTTTTAGTGTGGCTCCATTGGACTTTACTATTTTAACTAGAATGTATACACTTGATGCATGTGCACACATGATGAGAGGTCGCATTACCAATGGTATTGCAATCGGAATAAATGCTTATAGTGCAGAATGGACCACTTTGGCCCAGCACTTGTTAGAAACTTCAGATACAATGTTCGATGGAGACTATAAAGGTTACGATAGAGATTTACATGCAGAATTGATTCACATGTTTTTCTCAGTTATGATCAAAGCTCACAAGTATGTTGATGAAGATGAGAGAGTTATGCGAGTTATCGAAAATGAAATTATACATTGTATTAAGATTGGTAGAAAGTATGTTTTTATGACGTGTAAAGGGAATCCATCAGGTAATTCCTTGACATCTATTTTAAACTCTTTTTGTAATTTATGTTATATAATGTATGCTTATTACGTTTCAGTACCACCTGAAATGAGCAATATCATGTGTTTCATGAATTACGTGAGATGTATTGTTTATGGAGATGATAATGTTGTTAGTCCAAAAGATTGCGTGAAGAAGTACTTTAATTTTGTATCAATGCGAGATGCATTAGAGAAGATAGGTATGACTTATACAATTGGTTCTAAGAAAGAATTGAATTCAGATGAATATTGGTTACCCATAAGCGAAATCACTTTCCTTAAGAATGGCTTTAGAAAGGATGGTTCTATATACAAAGCGACTTTGAGTATAGATACTATAACAGAAATGACCAATTGGGTATCAAAGGAAATTGATATTAAAACTGCAACTACAGATAATATTAATACGGCTTTGCGATTTTTATATTTCCATGGCTACAAGGAGTTCGAGAAATATCTTGAAATATGTAAACAATATGCTACTATGAATTATGATCATTTAG